ACAGCAAAGGCGATTGCAATAACCACTAGTAGAGCAAATGTTCAATCTATTTTAAGATTAGAACTAACAAATGGTGGATCTGGATATACAACAGCACCAACCATTACTATAACTGGTGGTGGAGGAACAGGTGCAGCTGCTACATGTGCGGTTGGATCTTCGTCTGTTAATACCATTACACTCACCAATAAAGGAAAAGGATATTCTGTTTCTCCTCTTGTAACAATTGGTGGTCCTGCAACTGGTGTTTCAACTGCAACTGGTATAGCAAATATTGATGATGATGGAAAAGTAGATTCTGTTAATATTATTAATCCTGGTGTTGGATATACTGTTGCACCAACCGTTACCATTGCGGGAGTAACTACGGTTGGTTTTGGAACTTTCGTTTATAATGAAACGATTACCGGACAAACTACAGGTGTAACAGCAGTAGTTAGAGACTTTAGAAGAGATTCTACTACTAGTACGATAGATCCTACAATCAATCTAAGAGTTGCACTAAATACTGGTAAGTTTGGTGCAGGTGAAGTTATAGTTGGTTCAATATCATCAGCTAGATATGTTGTCAGGAGTTATAATACAGAAAGTTATGATAACCCATATGACGTTAATGAAGAAATAGAGACACAAGCAGATAATATTATAGATTTTACAGAGTCAAATCCATTTGGTAGTTATTAATGTTAGGAACATACTTTTATCACGAAATTATAAGAAAAACTATTATTAGTTTTGGAACTTTATTTAATGATATTTACATTCGACACACAAAGAGTAATGCAAATTTAGATGAAACAAAAGTTGGTTTATCCTATGGACCAATGCAGAAGTTCTTAACAAAAATTCAAGAACAAGAGCAACTGACAAAATCAATTGCCGTTACTCTTCCAAGGATGTCGTTTGAAATGACTAGAATTTCATACGATCCGACTAGAAAAACGGGAATAACACAAACTTTTAAATCTGTTGAGGTAGGCTCCAGTAAAATTAAAAAGGTATTCATGCCAGTTCCCTATAATATTGAGTTTGAACTTAATATTTTTAGTAAGTTAAATGATGATGCACTTCAGATTATTGAGCAGATACTTCCATTTTTTCAACCATCATTTAATCTAACTGTTGATCTTGTTAGTTCTATTGGGGAAAAGAGAGATATTCCAATTATACTTGATAGTATTGATTTTCAAGATGATTATGAAGGATCTTTCCAAACAAGAAGAGCATTAATTTATACTCTAAGATTTACTGCAAAGACATATCTGTTTGGTCCAATTGCAGAATCTTCCGATGGACTTATCAGAAAAGTTCAAGCAGATATTTCTTCAGGTACAGATACATCTGTTGCAAAACGTGAAATGAGATATGTTGCTTCTGTAGACCCAATTACTGCAAGTCCAGAAGACGATTTTGGATTTACAGAAAGTTGGACATTTTTACCAGACTCTAAGGATTATAGTCCCACAAGACAAGAGGATATTTGATTATTATGAATAATAATTATGATTCTATAGATGATGCTCTGAATATTGAGAGTGATATTGTAGAAACAAAACCGGTTGAAACCACCGAGATTGTTAAATCTAAGGATGATGATATAGAGAAAGATTATACTTATAGTCGTGCTAACCTCTATTCCCTTATAGAAAAGGGTCAGGAGGCAATTAACGGCATTATGGAGGTAGCAGGTGAAGGAGGTAGTCCAAGGGCATATGAGGTCGCAGGGCAGTTAATTAAGAGTGTTGCAGATACTACTGATAAACTGATTGATCTACAGAAGAAACTTAAAGATGTTGAAGATGAAGCAAAGAAGACCACAAACAATGTAACTAATAATGCTGTTTTTGTAGGTTCTACTTCAGAACTTCAAAAAATGCTAAAGCAAGGTTTTCTAAATAATAAAGAGTAATTTACTTTTTTATTAATGAAAAAGTGCAAGAAGGGATACTATTACTGCCATACAGACAAAAAGTGTAAACCAATTCCTAAAGGATATCGTGTAGGATTTGGTGGATATCTTCGTAAAGAAAGTGATTCAGATTCTGATGAAAATAAAAATGGTAACGGAAATGGTAATGGTAATGGCAATGGTTCTGGGAATGGTGGCAATGGGAATGGGAGTGGCAATGGTGGATCCAACGGAGGTAACGGTGGAGGAGGAATGAGTGAGGGAACTCTTCGCAAATGGTTCAAGGGTTCTAAATCAAAAGATGGAAAAGGTGGATGGGTTAATGTTGTAACAGGTGGAACCTGTGCAAGTGATGAACCTGGAGAAGGTACACCAAAGTGTGTCTCTTCTGCAAAAAGAGCAAGTATGACAAAGGCAGAAAGAAAATCTGCAGCAAGAAGAAAGAAAGCAGCAGACCCAGGACAACAACAAAAATCTGGTGCTGCAAAACCAACTTACGTTTCTACAGACAAAAAGAAAATGAAAAAAGAAGAAATAGAAATTATTGAAGGAAAAGATAAGAAAGGTAAGGGCAGTGGAACGAAAGATGCTTGTTATCATAAGGTCAAGTCTCGTTATTCTGTATGGCCTTCTGCTTATGCTTCGGGTGCTCTGGTAAAATGTCGTAAGGTTGGTGCTGCTAACTGGGGCAATAGCACTAAGAAAGAGTCATACGAACTTTCTAATTGGAGAGATGATTTTGAGGCAACAGAATATGAATTTATCGATCTTATCAAACCAGAACCAATCAAAGGTGGTCAAGAGCAGATTGATGAAGGACAGAAGTGTTGGAAGGGATATGAAAAGAAAGGAACCAAAAAGATGTTTGGTAAGACCTATAATAACTGCGTAAAGAAAGAAGAGATTGAAGTGGAGGAGAGTCATAAGAATCCTGAAAGTGTAAAAGGTATAGCCAAAGAACTGGATAAGGCAGTTGAAATGCATAAGAGTCAAGCAAAAAGACTCAGAAAAGCTGGAGTATCCGAAGGAAAAGAATCCAAGATTGGTGGTGGCAATCTTAAAAAACTTTCAATAAAAGCAACTCAAAGAGTTGATGCTGATGTTGATGGTGATGTTGATACTAAAGATATGAAGTCTTCTGAAACAGGAGAATTTGTGCCATCTCCATCTGGCAAAAAACTGAAACCAAAAGTAAGATTTGAACAATCTGATTGGAGATCTGAACTAGAAGAGAAAAAAGACCCTTGCTGGGATACTCATAAGCAGGTTGGCATGAAGAAAAAAGGTGGTAGAATGGTGCCTAATTGCGTTCCCAAGAACGAAGAAACCGAAGTTTTAGAGGGAGCAGCATGGACAAAAAAGTCTGGTAAAAATCAATCTGGAGGATTAAATGAAAAAGGCAGGAAGTCGTATGAACGTGAAAACCCAGGAAGCGATCTTAAGAGACCTTCAAAGAAAGTTGGGAACCCTCGTAGAAAGAGCTTTTGTGCGAGAATGAAGGGAATGAAAAAGAAACTAACTAGTAGCAAAACTGCTAACGATCCTGATAGCAGAATTAATAAGTCTTTGAGGGCATGGAACTGCTGATAGTTTATGAGTGAAGTATATCTTGGTAATCCTAATCTAAAAAAAGCAAATACACCGATTCAATTCACTGAAGAACAAATCATTGAGTTTCTCAAGTGCAAAGAAGATCCGGTGTATTTTGCTAATAGGTATATTAAAATTGTTTCTCTGGATGAAGGTTTAACGCAATTTCATCCATATCATTTTCAAGAGAAGTTAATTCATAACTTTCATAATAACAGATTCAATATATGTAAAATGCCACGTCAGACTGGTAAATCCACTACAGTGGTATCTTACCTTCTGCATTATGCTGTATTCAACGACAGTGTGAATATTGGTATTCTGGCAAACAAAGCAGCAACTGCAAGAGAATTATTACAAAGATTGCAGACTGCTTACGAAAATTTGCCTAAATGGATGCAGCAAGGTATTCTGTCATGGAACAAAGGTTCAATGGAGTTAGAAAATGGGAGTAAGATACTGGCAGCTTCTACGTCTGCAAGTGCTGTCCGAGGTATGTCGTTTAACATCCTCTTTCTCGACGAATTCGCATTCGTCCCGAATCATGTCGCTGACTCGTTCTTTGCCTCTGTTTATCCTACTATTACTTCTGGTAAAAACACCAAAGTAATTATTGTATCTACTCCACATGGTATGAATCACTTCTACCGCATGTGGCATGATGCAGAGAGAAGTAAAAATGAATATATTCCTACAGAGGTTCATTGGTCAGAGGTTCCTGGTAGAGATGTAGTTTGGAAAGAACAAACGATTGCCAACACTTCTGAAGAGCAATTTCGTGTTGAGTTTGAATGCGAGTTCTTAGGATCTGTCAATACACTTATCAATCCATCAAAACTTAAAACACTAGTATATGAAGATCCTATACAGAGAAATGCGGGACTTGACGTTTATGAAAATCCAATCAAAGAACATAATTATTTGATAACTGTTGATGTTGCTCGTGGATTAGGGAATGATTATTCGGCATTTATTGTTTTTGATATTACAGAATTTCCATATAAAGTAGTAGCAAAGTATAGAAATAATGAAATAAAACCGATGTTATTTCCAAGTATAATTTTAGATGTAGCAAAGGGGTATAATCAATCTTGGTTACTGATAGAAGTTAATGATATTGGAGATCAGGTTGCCAGTATTCTTCAGTATGATTTAGAATATGAGAATATTCTTATGTGTGCCATGAGAGGTCGTAACGGTCAAGTTGTAGGATCGGGATTTAGTGGCAAGAAATCTCAACTTGGTGTCAGAACAACAGCAGCAGTTAAAAAATTAGGATGTTCTAATCTCAAGACCTTGATTGAGGATGATAAGTTATTAGCATCTGATTATGAAGTCATATCAGAATTAACTACATTTTCACAAAAAGGCAACTCTTTTGAAGCAGAAGAAGGTTGTAATGATGACTTAGCAATGTGTCTTGTAATATTCTCTTGGTTAGTAGCACAAGAATATTTCAAAGAGATGACGGAGAATGATGTAAGAAAAAGAATATATGAAGAACAAAAAAATCAAATTGAACAGGATATGTCTCCTTTTGGATTTATTTCTGATGGATTTAATGATGAAACAACCTTTGTAGATAATTCTGGAGACAGATGGTATGCTGACGAATATGGTGACAGATCATACATGTGGGATTACATGTAATGGATTTTGATGATCAGGTAGAACTAGAACATCTACTATTTCTCGAACGTAAGTGTAGAGTATGTGGAAAGGTTAAAAGTTTACTTGATGATTTTTATCTTACAAGAAAAGATAGAGGTACACTTCCATCAGCATATTCATACGAATGTAAAGAGTGTACAATAAATCGTGTAAAAAGAGGTAGAAAAAGCAATTTGACTTGGGAATACCCCGATTGGTAAACATTCACGCATCGTTTCCCCGTTGAAAATACCCCTTTTCATAAATATTTTTAGATAAATTTGGCTGCGAGGGAAAAACAAGATGCCACTAAATTTAGCATCTCCCGGTATTGTAGTAAGGGAAGTGGATCTAACGGTAGGTAGGGTTGATCCTACTTCTTCCGGTGTCGGTGCAATTGTTGCACCTTTCGCACAAGGTCCTGTAGACGTTCCTACAATAGTCGGAAGCGAAAAGGATCTTTTAGATACTTTCGGACAACCATATAACACAGATAAGCACTATGAGCACTGGCTCACTGCTTCTTCATACTTAGCATATGGTGGATCACTACAGGTCGTTAGAGCAGATGATACAGGTCTCAAAAATGCATTTGTTGGAGCTGCATCTTCAATAAAAATCAAAAGTTTAGATCATTATGAAGAACTTGGATATGATGAAAATGCAATTACTGATGTAGTTGTTGCGGCAAGAAATCCTGGTTCTTGGGGTAATGGTTTAAGAGTTGGTATTATTGATGCCAAGGCAGATCAAATTCTTACCTTAGGTGCAACAAATAATATTGCTGTTGGTATGGGAGTTACTCAGGCAATTCCTGCTAACACAGTTGTTGCTGGATCTGGAACAACATCAGTTCTGACCGGACACCTAAAAGGTATTGTCACAGAAGTTGATGGGACTGATATTTCAGTAAAAGTTCTTGAGCATGTTTCAGGATCAACAGTAACAGAAGTTGACTATCAACCTTCTGGAGCATATGCATTCTCTACAAGTGTAAATGTAGCAATTCACACTGCAGGTCAATCAGCACCATATGCATCTACTTCGGTCAATGCAGAAAAAGATTGGTTTGATCAACAGACCTTAACAACGACTTCTTCTACTACTGTTAAGTGGAACACGTTATCAGATCGTCCAGGAACTTCTTCATATGCTGCGGCAAGGGGATCTAGATTTGATGAAGTTCATGTTGTCGTGATTGATGGTGATGGAGGTATTACTGGAAACAGTGGAACGATTCTTGAGAAGAGTCTCAGTCTTTCAAAAGCAAAAGACGCAGAATTCTCCTTAGGTTCACCACAATATTGGAGAAAGTTCATTTCAAATGGATCTCAGTATATCTTTGGTGGTTCCGAACCTGCAGGTGTTGTAACTACTGGATTTAAGAGTGGAACTTTTGATCCTGAGACAATTGTTGGTTGGGATCAAAATGCAGAGGGAATCACCTTTGCGGCAAGTGGAAATTCCAACAATGTACTTACAGGTGGAAAAAATTATGGTGGAAAATTAGGAATCACTTCTACTGGAGCATTGAGTTCTGGTTTAGATGGACTGGTATCTGGGTACAATTTATTTGAAAATACTGAACAGTATGATGTAGATTTCATTCTTATGGGATCTGCAGGATATGCTAAAGAAGATGCACAAGCACTTGCTAATAAGTGTATTGCTGTTGCTGAAGCAAGAAAAGATGCAGTAGCATTCATCTCACCATATAGAGGTGCAGCATTAACTGATACTACTGTCGATACAGCAGTGACCGTTAATTCAGCAGAAACTATTACCGAAAATGTAATCAGTTTCTTTGCTCCTGTCACGTCATCTACTTATGCAGTCTTTGATAGTGGTTATAAGTATATGTTTGATAGGTTTGCAAATACCTTCAGATATGTTCCTTTGAATGGAGACATTGCCGGACTTTGTGCAAGAAATGATGCGAATAATTTCCCCTGGTTCTCACCAGCAGGAACTAATAGAGGAGCAATCCTAAATGCAGTCAAACTTGCATATAACCCAAGCAAGACACAGAGAGACAAACTTTATTCGAATAGAGTCAACCCAGTAATCTTCTCACCTGGTTCTGGTATTATTCTCTTCGGAGACAAAACTGGATTTGGTAAGTCATCGGCATTTGATCGTATCAATGTTCGCAGATTGTTCCTCTTCCTCGAAGATGCAATTTCTGCTGCTGCTAAAGATCAACTCTTTGAATTCAATGATGAAATTACAAGAACCAACTTTGTAAATATTGTTGAACCATTCCTTCGTGATGTTCAGGCAAAAAGAGGAATCTTCGACTTCGTTGTTATTTGCGACGAAACGAATAACACTGCTGCCATTATAGATAATAATGAGTTCGTAGCAGACATCTTTATTAAACCCGCAAGATCAATCAACTTCATCGGTCTTACGTTTGTTGCCACCAGAACTGGTGTTTCATTTGATGAAGTAATCGGTAACGTTTAATTTAGAGGTATAAGAAACAATGGCAAATCGTCAACAGGTAAATACTTTACCACTAAGAACTATCACCGACTTCAAAAGTAAGTTAAAGGGTGGTGGTGCAAGACCTAATCTATTTGAGGTGGAACTTACGTTCCCCTCAATCGTTGGAGTTCAGGATGAAAATGAAGTTCTTGATAATGCAAGGTTTTTAGTAAAGGCAGCAAATTTACCTGCTTCTACAATCGCACCTATTGATATTCCTTTCAGAGGAAGAATCCTGAAGATTGCGGGTGACAGAACATTTGAAACCTGGACAATCACAGTTCTCAATGATACTTCATTCTCCATTAGATCTGCATTTGA